TACTTTGATAGTTTAGTTGAGTTTTCTATTATTGTTTTTGACATTGTTTTTCTATCCTTTCACAATTAATTCTGTAGCTGAAATAGCAGTTCCAGCCGTTACTGATGGATCATCAGCACTGAGTCCTAATGTTCCATCGTTTTGTACAAAGTATGTTTGACCAGCCGTTAAAGATGACTGGTTTCTGCTAATACTATTTGCGGTATGCAAAGTAGCTACTGCACCATCTGCAACAGCATCTTTTGCAAAGCCAATAAAGTTTTCTGAGGTAAGGGTATTTGTTGTGTTACTATATGCTAGTTGCAGAGAACGTACTGTACCATAATTTGAGTTACCTCCATCTCTCCAAGCAATAGCAAACTTATTTACATTAGAATCAAAAACTAAGGCAACATGTTCAACAGTATCGGTTTCAAAATCAGTAGAAGAAGTAAAACTTATAGACGTATCACTAACAGTTCCTATAACAAACTCACCATCAAAGCCATCACTCTGATCAGGGTACACAATCACTATTTTATTTGCATTTGAATCATGTGCTATAGGAAAACCTAAATTGTCAAAATAAGAATTACTTGCTGTAAATGTAGCTTCAGAACCAAAACTAATGCTAGTGCCAGAAACAGTGCCTACCCTTGCTTTACCTTTATTGCTATCTCCACCGTCTTCATAGGCAACTATAACTTTATTGTTTGTGCTATCAAAAGTTAATCCTACGTGTCTTGTAGTTCCAGCTTCAAACTCTACCGCAGTGCCTAAAGACATAGACGTACCAGATACAGTGCCAACTACTACTTTACCTTTAGCACTATCAGCACCATCAACATAAGCAATTACAATTTTATTAGAATTACTATCAAATGTTATATCTATACCAGAATTAGTAGTTGCGTTATTAAAATAAGTTTGAGAACCAAAGGTAGGTGTAGTTCCTGATACACTACCTACTACAAACCATCCTTTGTCATTATTACCGTCTCTATATGCTATAACTAATCGCGATGAATTTGTATCATAAGCAACTCTAGTATCACGAACATTTTTAGTAGAAAAATATGAAGCTGTTCCAAAACTACCAACAGAAGTTCCTGAGACAGTTCCTATAACTATACCACCCTGTTCACCTACATCATCTTTATAAAAAAGAGCTACTTTACCACTTCCAAGATAAGCAATAGCTTGATGACCCGAACTGTGACTTGCATAAACTACTGGTGTACCCTTAGTCATTGAACCATTTGACGCTATAGTGCAAACAACAACTGAAGCATATCCACTATTACTAACATCCTGATATACAAATACAACTTTATTATTAGTAGAATCAAAAATTCCACTAATATAATTAGTTGTACCTGATTCAAAAACTAAATTTGTACCTAGTGCTTGGGTTGCCTCATCTACTATTTGTGCAACTTGCTTAACAGTACCATTAGCGTTTACTGCAATTGGCTTACCTGCCGTTATAGCGCCATCAGCAGTCGCTACTACCTCTGAGTCAGAAGCTATGTTGCCAACAAACTTCATCTAAGTTCCTTACGATAGTTCTTCGTATGTAATCGTGTAGGTCAAATCGTTAGCTGCACTTGCAGTAACACCAAGAGATGTATCTTCTTCTAAGTACATTCCAACGTCTTTATCTATTGCCACTAAGAATGAGTTAGGTGCTACAGACACTGCATTTGCATACACGACTGCTGTACCTGCTATGTCATCTTGTGGGTAGATACCTATTGTTATCGTAGCTGCTGCTGAAGCATCTACGTTAGATATTACTAAACTATTTACTTTCATAACTTTACCAGAAGATGCAGGATTGTTTAGTGCATTAACTGCTGAAGTTCCTGTAAGTAACGCTGTATCTGTCTTTGCCGTAATAGTAGCGACATTGACAATATTAGGTGCTGCCATTTTTTATATCCTTTCTATTAACCAAATACCATAGCCATCGCAATGGCCTTGCCTGTTGACGCTGCACTATTTAATTGCGTTTGAATATTACTAGTAACACCATCTACATAGTTTAATTCAGTAGCACTTGCTGTAACCAAAGTACCACCTAGTTTAAGTCCGTTAGAGCCATCATGTGATGCAATATCAAAATCATACGCTCCATCTAAGAATGTAGTATTACCTTTTATAATTAATTTATCTGTACCATCTTCATCATATTCTAGATATACATCTTGGTTTGTACCAAAATATAATTTTTTGTCATCTGCTACTGTTATATCTCCACTAGCAACAACGCTTTTTGTTATGTTTACTTCACCAGATCCTTTTGGAGATATATCTATATCAACATTAGAATCGTCACCCATTGCACCTATAACAACAGCACCACCTGTTGCTGCATTAGTTATTTCTATTGCGTTTACAGCAGAACTAGTAGTTTGTAATACTATGGCTTCATTACCATTTGCATCCGCTATAAAACCACCATCAACTATTTTAGGTGCTGTCAAGGTTTTGTTTGTTAAAGTTTTAGTTGTACCTGCAAAGTAAGTATCAAACGTATCTACAGATGTTTGTCTCATTGTACCTGCATCATTAGTGACAATACCATCACTACCTGCAACTGCTGTAGTACCTACTGAGGTGTCACCATCTGCCACAGTGTTTATTTCTGCACCATTAGCACTAACACCCTCTACGTTTTTGTTTGCATCTACGTATGCTTTGATACTTTGTTGTGTAACTAATTTAGTTGCACTATTAGAAGCCATATCATCTTCATCAGCTATATCTGTAATTGTTACAGTACCGTCTGACAAACTTCCAAAGGTAACTGTACCTGTTGTAGTTATGGCAGATGAACCATTGTTTATTGCACCAAACCCAGAAGTAATACTACCACTATTTAATGCACCTACTGTAGTAGCTGCTGTAGTTACTAGATTAGGCATTGCAGTTATTTCATCGTCAAAGTACGCTGCTAGATCTGTTACTGCAACCTGCTTCATAGTGCCATCATCATTAACAACTACTCTGTCTGCATCTGCTATAGTGGTGCTTGATGCTGATGTACCACCATCCATAATATTTAATTCTTCAGGTGTAGCTGTAACTTGTGTTGCACTTACTGCTGCTAATACTGGAATTGTTCCTGATTGGTTAGGTAGGTTAATAGTACGATCAGCAGAGGGATCTATTATAGTAAGTGTAGTTTCATTCTCATCAGCAGTAGCACCTTCAAACACGATTGCATTAGCTGCATTCATAGTAACTGTATCTACGACTGTTTGTGTGCCTTGTACTGTAAGATTACCTGCAACGGTTAAGTTATCACCTATAGTCACTTCAGACGTAGTGTGTCCTATTGTTACAGGAACACCACTAGTTTCTGTAGCTATCTTTAGTGTGCCTGTAGAATTAGCTATGAGAGAGTTTGTACCATCATGTTGTATTTGTAAATCGTCACCTGTACCTAATTTAATTATAGCAGAGTCAGGCATATCTAAATGACTAGTAGGACTTACCGTTCCAGCAAATGTTACATTAGCTCCATCAAATGTAGCAGAAGTGGTAGATCCAGACTTAATTATTAAATTACTACTACTATTAGTAAACGCACCGTATTGTGTACCATCATCTTTTAATACTATGTCAGCACCACCTGCATCTAGGTTAATATCTCCTGCAACGTCTATTGTCATGTCACCAGAAGATAATGCTATGGTCGTGCCATCTATGTTAAAGTCATCTATATCGATACCAGCATCAGCAGTAATTTTACCAGTAACTTCTAGTGTACTGCTCATGTCTACAGCACCATTTATATCTATTGTAGTACCGTTTATTTCTACTTCACTATCTGATACAAGGTCTAATACACCATCAGCAGATTGATGTATATAAGTACCGCTATCGCCAAACTGTAGTTGATTAGTGCTGTTTAGTAGAACACCTGTATCAGCTACATGGGTTAGTGTAACATCCTGGTCATCACCTAAATTAATTACTGCACCATCAGCAAGAAACAGGTCACTAAACTCTAGGGATGATGTGCCTAATGCAGCACCATCAGAAGCATCAGGAACAAATGCAGTTGTGGCAGTTATTGTCGTTCCTTGTATTGTGCTTGATCCAGTTAAAGCACCAGTAACACCTAATGTACCAGCTACAGTTGCGTTTTCATCTACAGTAAGAGTATCTATGTGTGCAGTGCCATTTAAATGAAAGTCTTTAAACTGAAATGATGTACTACCTAAATCTATATCATTATCTGTTATTGGTAGGATAGATCCATCTTGGATACGAATTTGTTGAGTAGAAGATCCAGTGTCTATGTAAAACTCTATGTGATTATTAGATGTATCTATAAGTATTTTATTATTTTGATCCGCATCTGCTATACGATCTATTGGTGGACCTTCTGCTGCTGTGCCATCATGTGAGTGACCAGTAGAGTTATTGAAGGCTGCTAATATTTGGTTTAGTTCTGCGTTAATTGGTGCTGCTGATATAACCTCACCACTAACGATCTGCGCTGCTGATTGCCTGGTATATCCTGCCATTATCTATATCCTGCATCTTGATAAGTAATCGAGAACCCACTAATGCTATATGGTGATTGAGTTCCTGTCGATGTTATAACCAAGGATATCGCTCTCCCTGATCCTTGGATGTTCGACTCTAGCACTGGACTAGTCGAACCATCATATCTAAAAGTAGCATCAAAGGTGCTGTTTGTAGTTGTATATCTTGCTAATGCACCTGATGTTGTCAAAGAATATGTATTTGGGTCTGGTGTATTAGGATCATCCCAATCATACGCTATACCCAAGTTAATTGTAGATTCACCCTCTGGTCTGGTGAATAACGTAATATGCTGAAATATTTTGCGTTTTTCGGTAGAGTCGAAATATAAAAATGGCGATGCGTAAACAGCAGTAACATCAGCATCATTAAATGTACTGCCACTTTCTTGCTGAAATATCTCACCATTTAAATCTCCATGTAGTGTGACTTCTACATTATTTATTAAACCACTAGTAGCAACAAATGCTCTTATACCTAGTAACTCTCCAAACTCCCAACCAACTCTTCTATCTGCAAATCTAAGTCCACCTATTATACCTGCTGTATCTGATGCTGCTGTAGTTGTCTTTGGAAAGAAATATCTAAACTGAGACTTATTAGTAATAACTACAGATGACATATTGTCTAGATCATGTGTGCTTGGCAGTGACTGCATTAACTGTTGCACTGGTTTAGATATAGTTTCAAGTTCAACGTCACCAATCCTAGCAGTACCTTGAACAGGGCGAATACCATCAGCAGCTAAGAATAATATGTCTCCACCAATTTCTATAATACTGTCTGTAGCAATACATCCTATATTATTTGTTACTTCTTCTTGATCAAAATTTGTGCCATTAAACACAACTTTTTTTATTTTATCTTTTCCAAATACAAACAAAGCATTTCTAAATTTTGCAATACCTACTATGTTAAATCCCATATTTATTTCATCTGCACCACCAGCAGTTGAAAAGTCATTAGCGTCAAAATTTTCACTAGGGTTTGGTTTACTATGTAATAAAATATTTGGTCCTAAACCAGAAGCAGTAAAACCAGCATAAAACTGATGGTTTATAAAGTCAGTGCTAACCTTTGCACCTGTAGGATCAGAGTCTCCACTTGTAGCGTGTTCCGAAAAAGTAGTTCCATCAAATCTTGCAGGGGTATTAACATTGTCGGTTAAGATTACTGTTTCTTTTCCTTGATATGAATTAAATGCGTGTCTTACTTTTGATACACCTATAGAAGACCGAAAAGAAAATACTCTATTAAATCCACTCGTACTATACTTCCATATGGTATAATATTGACTGTATACTGCTGTTACTGAGCTACCACCTCCTGTAGCACTTGAAGTTGCATTAGATGTAAAAGACACTGTGTAACTATTAGCATCAGGCACACTAACAACTTGCATCTCTGTTGCGTTTGGTGTTATACCTCCTACAGCAGAACTACTAGAGAATGTGACAAAATTACCTACAGACAATCCATGAGCAGTATG